TTTTCGCCCGTCAAACGCCCTTCGGCGTTCGCCGGGTACGGTGTCTGCGGAGCGCCTTTGGCGCTGTCCTCAACACCTAGTCGGCCCTTTGGGCCTCCCTTGTTTTCGCCCAGCAGCACGGCGCGCCCCTTCTTGAGCGATTCCGCCGCGTCGATCAGCCGCTGGTTTCCGCTTCCCCGCCAGGCAAGCTCCAGCGAGCGCAGCCCCTGCTCGTATGGTCCGTCCACCAGCACGTCGATGTTCCGCAGCGCCTCTCTTCCTTCCCGCGTGGCCGCAATCTGTTCAAACGTATAGCCCGACCAGCACCATACGTTCAGCCCGCATTCGTGGGCGAAGCCCGCCAGCTCGGCCAGCGCGTCCGGCTGCAGGAAGGGCTCCCCGCCGCTGAGCGTTATGCCGTCCAGCAGCGGGTCGGCCAATATCATCCGCTTGATCTCGTCCGTGTCCATTTCCATCCCGCCGTGAATCGGCCACGATTCCGGGTTCTGGCAGCCCGCGCATTCCCGCACGCAGCCCTGAAAAAATATCCCGAATCGAATCCCCGGCCCGTCCACAAACGTGTTCGGCGCAAGGCCGTAAATCCGCGCTTTCATCGTTTCCATCCCCTTTTTTCGCCCGTCAAACGCGCTTCGGCGTTCGCCGGGTACGGTGTCTGCGGAGCGCCTTCGGCGCTGTCCTCAACACCTAGTCGGCCCTTCGGGCCTCCCTTCTTTTTCGCCATCAGGTCGCACAGGTTCTTTGCCGTCAATATCGTCCAGTAGCAGCAGATTGCCGGCCAGGCCGTCTGTCCCGCCGCCACCGTCGCCGCCACGTACGCGGCGATGACGATCAGCAAAATGATAAGCGCCTGCGACGCGCTTTCCCAGCCCTTCATGCGCTCTCCCGCTCCTTCGCGGGCTTTTCGCCGTAGACGATTTCCTCATAGGCCTCGGCCGCTTCCATGTAGCTGTCGTAGTTCCCTTCAAACCGGCCGTCGAGGGTCAGCGTGTAGTAGCCGCGCTCGTCGCGCCTGATTTCACATTCCATGCTTCACCCGCTCCTTTTCCTCGGCGCGCTTTGCGTCGTTCCATTTGTCCATCGTCCCCACCAGATAGCCCGTAATCCGCCGCACGCGCTCGAATTTTGCCGGCTCCGCAAGGCGGAAGGTCAAAATCGCGTCCTCCCCGTCGAACGCGATTTCCAGCCCCTTCAGCCGCTCGCCGTATTTGTTTTCCGCCAGTTCCCGGTAGGCCGCGATTTCTTCCGGGCTGATTTCCCGCCCATCGGGTTTTTTTACCTCAACTTGGTACATCTCGTTTTCCCCTTTATTTTTTTTTTGAAAACGGCAAAAAGAAAAATCCGAAGCCTTTTTCGGCCTCGGATTTTTCCGATTTTTGTTGTTCAGTTCTTCAGATATCCCTCGCATACCAGCTTGAGAATGGGAATATCGTTCGTAATGGTCGACCAGATCATGCTCCAGTCCACGCTTATGTAGTCATGCACCAGGATGTTGCGCATCCCGCGAATCAGGTTCCATGAAATCACATTCATCTGGCACTTCGCCGGCTCGCTCAATCTGTTCGCCGATTCTCCAATCTGCGTCAAGGTTGTGGTGCATGCGTTGCGACAGATTCTGTCGTTCATAAAACCTTCCTTTGTGCCGCCGCAGTGCTCGATGATTTCCATCGTCTCCTCGCAGTATTGAACGATCTTTTCCACGAGGTATCAATCCCGCTCTTCATTGCTCATACAGCACTACCTCGTCCTGATGGATGCGGCTGAGGAATTTTTTATCCTCTATGCCGGTCGAAACCAGATCGATCGGACAGTTCAGCGTGTCTTCTATGTCGCTGCGCAGCCCGCAGAACGCGATCAATCCCCAGCCCTTGGGCGTGTCCACCAGCAGATCCACGTCGCTCTTTTCCGTCGCTTCTCCCCGCGCCACGCTGCCGAATACGGACAGCTTTTTTAGCCCATATCGCTTCGCAATCGGCGTGAGGATCGTTTTCAGAGACTCCGTCGTGTACATCGCTTTCCACCCTCCTTCTTCGCCCGTCAAACGATTTACATCGTTCGCCGGGTACGGTGTCTGCGGAGCGCCTTCGGCGCTGTCCTCAACACCTAGTCGGCCCTTCCGGGCCTCCCTTGTTTTCGCCCGTCAAAGCGCTCTGCGCTTCGCCGGGTACGGTGTCTGCGGAGCGCCTTCGGCGCTGTCCTCAACACCTAGTCGGCCCGAAAGGCCTCCCTCGCTTCGATACTTTTACATCTGTAGTATATCACGAAATCGTCGGAAGCACAATCCGCAGCGCGTACGCCGAATCAGGCTTCGCAAATTCTCCCCTGCTCAATCCGCAGGTATTCGTCCACCGCGTTGTGAAAATCGTCCAGCAGCTCCCGCGCCGTGCCGCCCTCGTAGGAAATCAGCGCGCGCACGCCCATCACCTTTCCGTAGAACAGCGCGTCCTCTGGCGAAAACTCCACGCTGCCCGTGTAGCCCTTGTATTCAATCAGATTGTTCATAGCAATCCCTCCCGCGCTGCTGTTAATATATCACGGCTGCGCAGACTTCGCAACTATCTTCCTCGGAATCCTCACCCCCACGATTCTCTCCCCCTCCCGCCGTCCGCAGCAGGGGCATTTGTCGCCGATGATGCCTGTGTATCCGCATACCGGGTCGCGATCCACCGGATGGTTGATGCTCCCGTAGCCGATGCCGCATTCCTTCATCTTCCGGATAATCTTTTCAAACGCCTGCAGGTTCCGTGTCGCGTCGCCGTCCATCTCCACGTAGGAAATATGCCCCGCGTTCGTCAGCGCGTGATATGGTGCTTCGATTTCGATCTTCCTCGCCGCCGTAATCGGAAAATATACCGGCACGTGGAACGAGTTCGTGTAGTATTCCCGGTCGGTCACGCCCTCGATCACGCCGTATTTCTCTCTGTCCATCTTCACAAACCGGCCGGAAAGCCCTTCCGCCGGCGTCGCCAGGCAGGTGAAGTTCAGGCCGTATTTCCGGCTTGATTCGTCGCAGAATTGCCGAATCGCCCCCACGATGCGAAGGCCCAGCGCCTGCGCTTCCCCGCTTTCCCCGTGGTGCCTGCCGCATAGCGCCTTCAGCGTCTCCGCCAGCCCGATAAACCCGATCGACAGCGTTCCCTGCCGCAGCGCTTCGCCCACCTCGTCGTCCGCCTTCAGCTTTTCCGCCCCGCGCCATACGCCCTCGCCCATCAGGAAGGGGAAGCTGCGCGCCCTGCGTCCGCTCTGCACGCGGAAGCGCTCCAGCAGCTGCTCCCGCGTCTGTCGCAGAAGCCACGCGAGTTGCATGAAAAAGCAGTCTTCGTCGCCTTCCGCTTCAATCGCCAGCCGCGGCAGGTTCAGGCTCGTAAAGCTCAGGTTTCCGCGCCCGGGCGCGGTTTCCTCGCCGCATACGTTGCCCATCACGCGCGTCCGGCAGCCCATATAGGCGATTTCCGTCTCCGGGTGGCCGGGCTTGTAGTATTGCAGGTTGAACGGCGCGTCGAGGAACGAAAAATTGGGGAAAAGCCGCTTCGCGCTCACGCGCATCGCCAGCTGGAACAGGTCGTAGTTCGGGTCGCCCGGGTTGTAGTTGATCCCTTCCTTCACCCGGAAAATCTGTATCGGGAAAATCGGCGTCTCGCCGTTTCCCAGCCCCGCCTCCGTCGCCAGCAGCAGCTGCTTAACGGCCAGTCGCCCCTGCCAGGAGGTGTCCATCCCGTAGTTGATGCTGCTGAAGGGCACCTGCGCCCCGGCGCGCGAGTGCATCGTGTTCAGGTTGTGGATCAGCCCTTCCATCGCCTGATACGTGTCGCGGACGGTCTTGCGCATCGCCCATTCCTCGCGCCATTCCGTCTTGAACGGTTCGTTGTCCCCGTCCAGCAGTAGCGAGGTCTGAATCTCCTCCGCCTCCCGCAGATATCGCTCGTACGTCGCCCGCACGCCGTCGCCCATCGCGTAGTCGAAATCGACGATGCTCTGCCCGCCGTGCTGGTCATTCTGGTTCGATTGGATCGCAATCGCCGCCAGCGCCGCGTAGCTACCGATCGATTTGGGCTGCCGCAGGTGGCCGTGCCCGGTGTCAAACCCGCCCCGGAAAAGCTTTCGCAGCTCAATCTGCGTGCAGGTCGTCGTCCAGCCGTAAAAGTCCAGGTCGTGGATGTGGATATACCCCTCCCTGTGCAGCCGGGCGATTTTCGGGTCGATGCTCTTCGTCAGGTAATATTCCTTCACCGCGTTCGCGCCGTATTGCAGCATCGCGCCCATCGCCGTGTCGCCGTTGACGTTGGCGTTGTCGCGCTTGAGGTTGCAGTCCGCCGCCGCGCAGCCCGTAATTTCGTCGAATAGCTTCAGCACTTTCTGGCCGAAATCGGCCTCGTCTATCCGGTTCATCGTTCTTTTGCCTTTTCCTCCATTTCCTTCAGCCGCAGTATCAGCTCGTTCACCGTCCATTTGCCCACGCCGCCCGGCACGGGCGTGCAGACGCCGCCGTTTTCCTCCACCAGCCTGCGCGCCAGCGGGGATACGTCGCCGCAGAGCCGCCCCTTCGCGTCCCGGTTGATGCCCACGTCGATGACGATCTTCGGCTCCAGGCACTTCGCCACGTGCTCGTCCGTCACCGCGCCGGCCTTCCCCACGGCCGATATGATAATATCCGCGGCGTAGCACGCCGTCCGCTTGAATTTTTCGCTCGTCCGGCTCCCGCATATCGTCACCGTCGCGCCCGCGTCCATCAGCATCAGCGCCAGCGGCTTCCCCACCAGCTCCGATTTGCCGAACAGCACCACGTTCTTGCCTGCCAGGCGCACCTCGTTTTCCCGCAGCCAGCGCATGATTGCGCACGGCGTGAGCGGCTGCCAGCCGCTTGCCGGGTTCAGCCCGTCGATGTCCATCGTCTTCGGGATCCATTTCAGCACCCGCTCCCTGTCGATGTGCTCCGGCAGCGGCAGCTGCACCAGTATCGCGCAGCAGTCCTCCGCCAGGCAGGCCGCGTCCGTAATCGCCTGCTGCACGTCGTCCGTCGTCGCCTCTTTGGGCAGGTTGACGATTTCAACCGTCATCCCCGCCTGCTCCACCGCGTTTTTCTTGCTGCGGATATAGCGGTCGGACGCCGCGTCATGTCCGACCTGTATCACGGTCAGCATTGGTCAACCCTCCTTCTTTTCGCCCGTCAAACGATTTACATCGTTCGCCGGGTACGGTGTCTGCGGAGCGCTTTCAGCGCTGTCCTCAACACCTAGTCGGCCCTTTGGGCCTCCCTTCTCTTCGCCCGTCAAACGCCCTTCGGCGTTCGCCGGGTACGGTGTCTGCGAAGCGCTTTCAGCGCTGTCCTCAACACCTAGTCGGCCCTTCGGGCCTCCCTTGTTTTCGCTATTTTGGTTTTTCTCGGTTTCAACCTTATGTCTTTTGAAAATATAACCCGGCATCCCGCTGAATTGCTCTTCCAGCGCTTCCCGCAGCCCTTCCGGCCCTCTGGCAATCGCCTCGTCCAGATAGAGCGTCAGGTTTTCCGCACGGCTGCGCAGGCGGTCAATTTCCGCCGCGTCCTCCGGGCTGTGCGCTCCGTTCTGCGGCGCGAAGTGCCTGCATTTCAGCTCCGTCGGCTCCAGAAAGTTTTTCTGCAGTATCTCGCGCTGATACGCGTTCATCTTATCCTCATACAGGCATACGTATTGATGCGCGCAGCTTTTGCAGTGCACGTTCATTCCTTCTTTCCCTCCCTTCTTTTCGCCCGTCAAAGCGCTCTGCGCTTCGCCGGGTACGGTGTCTGCGGAGCGCTTTCAGCGCTGTCCTCAACACCTAGTCGGCCTTGCGGCCTCCCTCTGTGATGCTGTTCAGCGCCTGACCGACCGCGCCCATCACTTTTGAGAAATAGTCCAGCTTCACCTGATAGCGCCATTGAATCAGCCATGCCGCAATCAGCGCGATCAGGCCCAGAAAGAAAATCCCCGTCAAGAGGATTGTCATATACATCGCCGCCGTCATTCTTTTTTGTCCTCCGCTTTCTGTTTCACTGTCGTCAATCGCTTGAAAATATCGTCCGCCGCCTTTCCCTCAAACGCGTTGAGGATGCGCACGTTCTTCCCCTCTTTTCTCGCGACCACCAGAATCTTCCGCTCCTCGCCGTGCGTAAAGTCGTAGCCAACCAGCAGCGTCTCCCGCACCGGGAGCGTCGTGTATCCTTCTTCCACCAGTTTCACCCTCCAGTTTTCGCCCGTCAAATGCCCTTCGGCGTTCGGCCTCGTCAGCATGTCGTAAATTTCCTGCGCGCGTTCCCCTTCGAAGAAGTTCCTCGCGCGGTGAACGATTCTACCCCATTTCTGGCCGACGATGAGAAATGGATCCCCCTCAACCGGCGTCATGTCGCAGTTCAGCAGCAGCGTCCCTACGGGCGAATCCTTCCAGAAGGAAACCTTCTGCTCCTGTCCTCCGCAAAGCGTGATCGTGTATACGCCGTCTTCCCGTGCCGTTTCTTTCATTTTCCGCCCTCCGCAAAAAACTCCCGCGCCTGCGTCGGCGTCCGCACGAACTGGTTGTCAAACACGCGGATATAAACCCGCTGGTTGTAGCTGATCGCAACCTCCGCGCGCACGGCCGTCCATATCGCGCCCACGAGAAACGCGCTTACCACCATCAGCACGATAACCGCCGCCCAGCCGATCTTTTTCCAAACCCGGGTGTTTTCAAGAAATTCACGCATCTTCTTTTCTTCCTTTCTTAAAGCTCATGGGAGAGCTCGAGAGGGTCGAAGCCCTCTCGAATTCAAATCATTTTCGGCGACATGCGCGGCGAAAATGGCATTTTCAAAGGAGCAAACGCCCGCGTTTGCGGTTGAAAATGCTTTCCCCGCCCCACTTTCGCCCGAAAACGCCGCAGCGTTTTAGAAAGTGGGTCCTGCCTCACCCTCGAAAAACCTCAGTTTTTCGAGGGAACGTTCACCATTTGATGAATCTGCTCTCGTTGAACGTCTTTTTCTCCCTCAAAGCCCGGCTGATGGCAATGTCAATGCCGCTGCGGCTTTTCAGGTGGTAATAGTACAGGTCGCGGTAGGGCGTGTTCAGCCGGTCGATGCGGCCGCTCGCCTGCGTCGTCACCTTGTAGGAATAATGCTGCGAGTAAAAAACAATCGTGTCCGTCTTTGTGCAGTTCCAGCCTTCCGCCCCCGCCGCGTAGTTCACCAGATACACCCACTTTTTGCCCTCCGGCACCGGCTCGTGCCTGTGCCCGTTCCATTCAGCCAGCGCCGTTCCCGGCGGCCAGCCGATGGCCTTGAGCGCCTCCAGCTCGTAGTCGAAGCTGTAGAAGAGGATCATCCGCGGGTGCTTTTCCGCAATTTCCAGCGCCGCCCGCTGGCGGCTTTCGTCCAGGTTCACCGCCTTGCGCAGGCAGTAGCACAGTCCGCCCGCGTTTTCAATCGGTTCGTCCTTCCAGACGTCCCAGCGCCTGCGCAGTATCTCGCGATACAGCCCCGCGTCGTAGGGGACGAAAATATCCTCGTGGTGCTGCACGGTCGGCCGGTGAAAATCCATGTCCACCAGAATCGCCTCGCGCAGCGCCTCCAGCTTCCCTTCGCCCAGGTATCGCTCAATCTTCGGGAATTTCGCCGCGTGCGAATAGATCACATGCTCCCGGATGAACTGCGTGCGGTTTTTGTAAAATCCGTTCGCCACGAATACGGGAATGTATTCGCTCCAGCTGTCGCCCGGCGTGGCGGAAAGCAGAATCCACCGGTTCGCGCGGGCGATTTTCAGGAAGCTCTTCACCCATACCCCGCTGCCCACCACGCGCTGCTCGTCAAATATAAAGAACGCGTCCTTCGCCTCGGCGTACTTGGCAATGTTGTTCCAGCTGTCAATCGTCACGCGATTGCGGTAAAGGTTCGTCTCCCCGTTCGTCGTCAGCAGGAAGGGGGCCAGCTCCTTTTCCCATTCGAACGTATCCCGCTTGCGCGCGGTGGTAATGATGTAAAGGTCGCTCGGCGGGTCGTCCATGGGAATGTATTCCCCGCCGGTTACGCTTTCGATTGCGCCGCCGTTTTGCAGGTAATAATAGCTTAACGCCGTCAGGCTCTTTCCGCTCCCCACGCCCCCGCAGAGGATGCAGCCGTTCTTCATCCGGCGGATCGCGTCCAGCTGATAGTCAAACAGGCGAATTCCCGCCATTGGTCATGCCTCCCGGTAAAAATATAAGGGAGGCCGGAAACAGCCTCCCTCTTTGCCGCTCGTCAGAACGGCATATCGTCTTCATTCAGCCCGTCCGCGCGGTGGCGATACCGCGCCGCGTACGGGTCGTCGTCCAGATCCTGCTCCACGTACATCGTCCGGATGTACAGGCTCATCCCGTGGTTCACCGGGTCGTATTCGTACGGGTTCAAGATCACGTTCACGTTCTTGATCCGCATCTGGTCGATGCAGCTCACGCTCTCCTCGTCCAGCAGCACCGGCTCGCTTTCCCCGCTCACCAGATACGCCTTCGGCGGGTACTTCACCGGCATGCCGTTGCGGTTGCGATACATCAGCACGCCCGTTACGAAATATTCCGGCTCAAACTCGTTCGGGTCGTCGTCCGGGCGCGGCTTCGTCTCGCGCACCTTGAACCCCGCCTTGATCAGATCGCGCGCCTGCTCCCTGTCGGGGATGAGGATATTCGCCTTTCGCCGCGCGTCGCCGAAGCGGTCCTTCGTCGGGTCGCCGCTGAAGTTGGTGGCAAAGATAAAACGGGTGTTGTCAATCGCAATCGTTTTTCCAATCATGGTGTTTTCTTCCTTTCTCTTGTCCGTTTTTTTTTTTTTTTAAAAATAAAAATATTTTTTTGCAGGGCTCAGCCCCCGCAAACCATTCAAAGTCGCCGTATCGGCCTATTGTTTCAATCGCATCGTCCACCAGCCGGTTGTAGTAGCCGCGGTCGATGTCGTCCTGTTTGTTCAGCGCCGCCACCATTTCGCTTTCCATCCAGCGCCAGCCCTTGCTCCCGGTTGCGGCGGCGTATTTGCCGCCCGCTTCGCGCAGCAGCAGGCCGCCTCCCGTTCCGGGTTTGACGGGCGTAAACTGCCCCACCCGGCCGATGAAGTGATAATCGTGCCCTCGCGCAATCGCCTCCGTCAGCCCGTGCAGGTTCATCGCCAGCGCCGCGCTGTCGCAGGCCTCCGGCAGTTCGCCCGTCGCCTGGAAGTCCATCAGCTCCTCGTGCGTCAGTCCGTTTTCCTTCATCAGCTTCGCAAGCGCCTTCTCTTCTTCCTCCACGTCGGGAAGCGCTTCATTCATGTCCAGATAAAGCGCCCCGCTCACCGAAAACGTCTCGCATAGATCGGCGAATTCAATCGCTTCGCGGCTAAAGAGCGTCTTGAAAACATACGGCACGGCGAATTGCTTGCCCGTGGCCGTCCATTCTCCCGGGCTTTCCGCGTTCTTGTCGGGAATATAACCGTATCGGCGCTCGCAATCCTCCTTCCCGCTGTAGCGGGCGATGTAAACCGCGTCGTTCACCAGACACATCCGCTCGTAGGTCGCCTCGTGCTCGAACGTGTAGCCGAAGCGCTTGCCGTATTCCGTCACAAAATCGATAATCTCCTTCGTCGCCTCCGGGATCTTGATCGAGTCCGTCTTGATGTGCGCCACGGTGAAGCCGCGCTCCTGCACCTCCTTTTTCAGGTTTACCATAAACAGCGCGCCGCGCTTGGCCACGATGTTGTCGCGGTTGCGCGGGTCGCGGAAGGCGTTTTCAAACGCCGCGCTCGTCAGCCCGTATACGGAGTTGATCGCCGTCTTCAGCGCGTTGGCAAGCTCCTTGGCCTTCAGCTTTCCGTCCTGTACCAGTTTGATGTACGGGGTCAGCTTCCCGTCCAGGATTTCGTTCACCTCGCCCCATGCCTTGTGCTTGATGCTCACGCGCCCGTCGACGATTTCCTTGAACCGCTTTGTGAACCGCGGGCCGAACAGGCATTCGGCAATTACGCTGTGCGGGTGCATCGATGCGATGTCCAGCAGCGCGATGTTTGCGTACATGCCCGGCTCGGCGTATACATACCCGCCTTCGCCCACCTCTTCCCCGCAATAGGTCGATATCCCCTTTTCGTATCTGTAGCCGGGGAAATAGGGCAGCAGGCTTTCCTCCTCGCCGTGCGGGGCCTCCATCATTTCCGGGGCCGCGTTTTTCAGGAAATCCATCACCTCCTGCCGCAGCTGATGGACGGGCACCGCCAGGTCGCGATAGTTGAATTCCTCCTGCGGCCTGCGCGCCCGGTCGAATATAATCCGCGTGGTCAGGCTGTTCGTCGTGTCGTTTACCGTCATCCCGGCAATGTCGGCCAGGATTTTTCTCGCCGTCCAGTCGCTGGCCAGGTGATTGAATACCGCCTCCGTGGCGATTACGTCGTTGTCGCAGTATTCGGCCACCTTCGGCCAGAGCGCTTCCGGCACGGGCTTGTCCCAGGGCAGCCCCAGTTCCTGATGGTGAATCCCCAATTCGATTTCGAATTTTTTCAGGCTCTTCTTGTTCGCCGCCGATGCGAAATCGTAAACATCGGTGTAGCTGACGTTGTAAGCCTCGCCGAAGAACGCGTCCGAGCGCTTTCCGCCCGCGATAATCCGCTGGCTGAGGCTGTAAAGCTGCGCGTTGGAGTAGCCCATCAGCCGGGCGTAGAGAATATGGTTGTCGTATCGCCGGCAGTTGAAGCCGATCAGCCGGTAGCGCATCAGCTCTTCAATTTCCGCGGGCTTGGGGTTGATCATCCGCGCGACGGGCTTCCCTTCCCCCGCCGGTTTCCAGTTCACCAGCAAAAGGTTGGGAAACACCTCCACGTCGTAGAAGACGATCGGGCGCTCCGCGCCTTCTCCGTTTGCCGCGGCCGCCGCTTCCTCTTCGTGGTCCTTCGATTTGAAGCGCATGCGGCTTACCAGCTTGAGGCAGTAGTCCGCCTGATGGGTGCTGTGCGCCGCAAAGGCCAGCACGGCGTTTTTCATGTCGCTCACGTCGTAGCTGAAGGCCGCGTTTGCGTATGCGTTTTCCAGGTCTTTGGCAATCAGGTCGATGCTCGGCTTGGTGTTGGGCAGAATTTCCTTCGCCAGGTTCCGTTTGATCAGGTTCCTCAGCCCCCGTTCGCTCTGAACGGAATCGAAGTTGACCGTCTTTTTCTCCTCCTTCAGCGGCAGCCCGTGCGTGATCGTTGCCAGCGGCAGGTCGTTGCAGCGCGTAAGCTTTCTGCGCAGGCTGCTTTTTCCGGTAAAAACCTTGATTTCGATATGGTCGGCGTAAACGCGGCTCAGGCGCGTCACGTCGCCCTCGTAAATATAATGCAGGTGAATCCCCTTCCCGCTGCGGCTCGTTTCCGCGTAGGTCGGCGGCCACTTGCCCGCCTCCTCCAGGTTGCGTTCGAGGCTCTTTTCGCCCTCCGCCCCCGGGATATCGAAATCGATCACAATCATCTGGCTCGGGGGCTTCACGTAGTGCTCCCGCGCCGTGTCGATTTCTGCCAGCGTCGTCTTCACGTCCTCCCATTTGCGGCAGGGCGTTCCGGCTTCGCTGCTGTATTGCGCCGGGCATTCGGCGTATAGCGCGTCGAAGCGGGAAGGCTGCGCTTTCAGTTCGATTGCGGGATTTCGCTCCTTTTCCTCCTCGCCCGGTTCGTCCTTTTCTTCGTCCCCCTGCGCGCTTTCAAATTTTTCTGCCCGGAAGCCGGCGTAATAGCTGCGCACGCGCGTTCCGTCCGGCAGCGCCTTGCGCTCTTCGTAGCGGCGGAAGTAGTTCTTCAGCTCCTCCTTGAACGCGCGCTGCGAGTAGGGATAGGCCACCTTCGCCTCCTCGCAGTAGGTTTTATACATCGTCCAGGCGGCCTTCAGCGTCGTCTCGTCCTCCCGGCGGAATACGGGCCATGAATCCATCACAAAGTTGTAAAAATCGTTGCTCGCCCCCAGCATGCTGAGGGGAATATAATCGTCGTACGCGTCCGGCTTGGCGAGATACGCGTCCCGGCACCGGTAGGCGATTGCGCCCAGCTCGAAGGTGATCTGCTTCATCAGCTGGCGATACTCGCCGGGCTTTATCTTCTCCCCCGTTGGGGTCACGTCGATCAGGCGGCGGATGAGGCCGCTTTTCGCGTCGGTGATCTTCACGGGCTTGTTCGTGCCCATAAAGAGAAAACACTTGAACCGGTTCGCGTAGGTGCTTTTGAATTTTTCGTTCACCGTCATCATCTCGTGGCTCACCAGCGAGTTCAGGCGCGTGTTGTCCTCGATCCGGCTCAGATCGCCGTCGTGCTGGATGGCCACAAGCGGGTTGCTCCGGAAGGCTTCCAGCGCGAAGCTGTTGCTCGCCGAGCCGAGCGCCTTTGCGTCGAATACGCTCGTATAGCCCTCAAACAGCTGCTGGATGATGTTGATCACAGTCGATTTGCCCGTTCCCGCCGCGCCGTAGAATACCATGAATTTCTGCAGCTTCCGGCTCTCGCCCGATACGATCGACCCGATGGCCCATTCGATCTTCTTGCGTTCGCCCTCGGCGTAGAGCACGCTCAAAAGCCGCTCCCAGGCCCTTGTTTCGCCCTTTTCCAGCGGATAGGGCAGCCGCCGCGAGGCGTAATCCTTTCTCGTTGTTGCCGTGTTGGAAAATATAAGCTTCTCGTCCAGCATGTGGAACGAATCGCGCATCTGCTTCTGGCAGTAGCGGTGCCATGCGTCGATCATCCCGCTCTCCGCGTCCCACATATGCAGCACGCGAAAGCCCCCGTCGAATTTTTCGCCGTTCGCCTTCGCGTATTCGTCCAGTTCCCGGTCAATGGCGTCGATGGCGTCCTGTTCGTTTGTCGACCATAGACCTTTTTCTTCCACCCAGATCGCGTAAAAATCGCCGCCGCGGATCATCAGATGCTCGCTCGGGTTCCTGATGATGAACTTCGGATAGATTTCAACCACGCCGCGCTTCGTCGTCCGGGTGGATATCATCAAAAAGTCGATCATATGTCATCCCTCTATCGGCCTTTTGAATTGCCTTGCTCTTTCATTTTTGTTTTTTCGCTTTGCCCTCCCCCGTTTGAATCAGAAGGCCCGCCATCATCAGCCCCAGCGCCGCGCCCCACAGGCACAGCACGTCCGTCCGCCGCTCCTGTCTGTGCAGCTTCTTTTCCAGGGCGCGCGCGTGCGCGTCCCGCGGCAAAACCAGCAGCGTAATCGTCCGCTCGTCCATCTTTTTCTCCCCTCTTTTCACGTTATCTCGTCCAGATACCACATCATCTGGTACCAGATTTCAATCCTCCGCATGTCGTGCCGCCCGTTTTTTATCGTGAACAGGCCGCCCCGGCCGTCCGGCTCGTATTCCCTTTTCAAAAAGCGCTCGAGTATCGCGCGGGCGCGCTTTTCGTCCGTCCGGCTTTTTATTTCGCCAAGCCCCAGGCTTTGCAGCATGCCGAAGAACCATTTGTCCGTCCGGTCGCCGCTGGCCGGGTCGGCCATGATGTGCTCCTCGCAGCGCGCCGCCAGCGCCGCCATCATTTCGAGCACGCTGCACGGCCGCCCGTCCAGCTCCGCCCGGACTTCCTCCGCCGGCCAGCCGCGTTCGTATGCGAACCGGTATCGCAGATCCGTTCCATCCTCCGCCCGGTTCCCGTCCATTTCCAGCGTGTATGTAAACTCCGTTTCATGAAGCAGGCGAAACAGGCGCTCCCATGCCTCGGGGTCCGTGCGCCGTTCGCCGCATACAAGAGAAACCATCCATTGAAAATATGCTTCTCGAATCGTCTCGCCTCGCTTCGCCCTCCTGCCCTGCGTCAAATCTGCCTTCCTCCCCCGGGCCGCCCTCAGCGCGCCAGATACGGCCTGGCCGCAAGCGTTTCGGCGTAGCTGCCGCGGCTGAGCAGAATTTCGTAATCCGCCTTCAGCCGGTCGTTGCGCACGAAGACCGAGTCAGGCTCGTATTCGCCGAAGTGCCGCAGGTTTTCCCGGCCGATGGTTTCCTCAATCTCCCGCTCGTCCAGCGCGCGGTCGGCCTCGTCGGTCAGCGTCCCGTCCGCGTAGTACGTCAGGCTGATCTGGTCGTATTCGTCCATCTCGCCGAATTCGTCCGGCGCGATCACGCGGGGCGGCAGCTCGATTGCCGGCTCCTCCGCCTTTTCCGCGTAGCTGAGCGCTTCGGTGTAAGCGCGATAGTCCGTCTTTTCCTTCCCGCTGGCCGCGGGCTCCTCGCGCGCCGGTTTTTCGCGCCTGGCAAACGCGGCCTTCACCGAGTCGATTTCCTCCTGCGCAATGCGCGCGTATTTTTCCGCAAAAAATCTGCGGGCCGCCAGCGCGCCGCCCGCCGCGCCCAGCGCGAAAAATATACATCCCGTCCATGCCTTGTTCATCGTTTTTCCCTCCTTAACCGGCCTGCCCGCCGCGATCCTCGCCGTTGATCATCACGGAAACCTGCTCCCGGGCCGAATAGCGGCGCAGCACGCTTCGATACAGCGCGTCCGTCTGCCGTCCGTCGTATAATCCCCGCTCATAGGCGGCCCGTTCCTTGCGGCGCTGTTCCTGCTCGCAGCAGTCCGAAATTCTGCGCCTGAGGCCGTCGTTTTCGTCGGCAAGGCGGCGGTTTTCAGCCTCCCGCCGCCTGCATCTGCCGTATGTGTGCGCCAGCGTCATCCCCATCACCGCAATAACAAGCGTTAAAAATATTGCCCAAACCATTTTTCCCGCGCCGCAGGGCGCTTTCCCCCTTTTCCTTTTCAGATACACCCCAGGCGCTTGCGGCCGTTACGCCGTCAGCAGCCCCTTGTCCACCGAGTGATCGAGAATGGCGCCGTCCACGTTGAAATCCAGCAGGAACACCTTCTCGTAATCGCCCGGCGCGTCGCTCTTTTTGCGGTAAACCTCCTGCACGCCGAAATCGACATAGTTGTCGCCGTCCTCGCTGTCCCTGTCGTATACCCAGCCCACGGCCTGACCGGCGATCGATCGGTCGATGCCCAGCATGTCGTATACCTCGTTGAGGAACAGCACGCCCCGGGCGCGCAGCATATGGTTGGCCATTTCCTCCTGCGCCCGCAGGAAGAAGCGGTTATAATCCTCGTTCGCCTCCGCTCCCTTCGCCTCGCCATAGGCGAAATATCGGGCGAAGTCGCTCGGGCCGTTTTCCGCGCCCAGCATGATCTCGCGCTTCACTTTCTTTTTCTTCCCGTCCTCCGTGACGATGGTCTCTTCCATCTTTTCCCGGCGCAGGCCGTGGCGCAGTTCGTTCTCCGTTTCCTCGCCAAAGCGCTCGCGCACCCGGCCGCGATAATCCCGGAAGCTTTTTTCCAGCGTCAGATAGGCCGCCGCCAGCGCCGCCCCGCGTCTGCGCAGCATGCTGTTGCCCGCAAGGATGCTCGCGATGGAAAGCAGGCTCACCGTCGCCGCGGGGGCGTAAAGCCTTGCCAGCGCCGTTCCGGTCGTCAGATACGCCAGCGCCATCTCCCTGCGGCCCTCGCAGGTTTCGTCTTCCTTTTGCGCTTCGCGCAGAGCGTCCGTCCGCGCCGCGTGGTCTTCCATTACGCCGTCAAGCTTCAGCGTCGCCCGGCAGGCCATCACCCCGCCGCCGATCACGCCGCCCACGCCCAGCAGCACCAGAATTTCCGGGCCGTGCTTTTTCCAGGCCAGCGTCCCCCGGCGCGTCCACTTGGAAATATCAATTTTCATTCTCTTCCCTCCCGTTTGATGCAGTCGTATAACAGCGGCCGTCTATGCATGTAATCGTCAGGCCGTCCGCTGCTTCCTTTTCCAGCCGGTCGATCAGCCGATTGAGATACCAGCGCGCCTTTTTCAGGTCCTCCAGGCCGTTCTTCTTTTTCCAGCGGCAAATATACTTGAGTATGTTGCCGGTGTTCGTCGCCTCGCTTCCCTTCAGCTCGGCCGTAAACGCCTCGATCACGTCGATGGTCTCCAGCCCGCTCGGGGTTTTGTAATGCTTCGGATGGTTTACCGCGTCGTTTTCCATGTTTCCCTCCGTTTTTTACAGGCTCGTCGCCCGCGGCAGACGGATGACGTATCCGTCGCTCACGCGCGCAACCCGCGCGTCCCGCAGGTCTGTCCAGCCGTATTTGTTGTCCGTATAGTTGCAGCTGATGCCCGCCATATCGAACAGATCGGCCACGCTGACCACTTCAAACCGCTCCAGCAGCTCCTCCATCCGGCAGAGCACCTCTTCCGCGTCGCCGCGGTTGTCAAATATAACGTCGTCATAGCTGTAGGCGGCCTGCGCCCGGGGGCGGGCGTAATCGCGCCGGTCGTTCTGCTCGTAATACGAGCGATATGAAACCTTCGCCCCCTGTGTGGAAGGCTTGCTCCGCGTCGGCTCGCCCAGCAGCATGTTGATTCCGTTGCAGATGATGTCCGAAATCGCCCGCTTGATCGACGGCACCAGCACGTCCATCAGGATATAATTCTTCACGCTGTCCACGTCGCCCGGCATGAATACGCTCCCGGCCCGGCTCAGCCCGCTCTTTTTGCGCTGCTTCACCCCGCCGGTAACCACCTTTTCCGCCCGGTGCTCCGCCGTTTTCTCTTCGGCCTGCCGCTCTTTGTAGCGGTGCGAGTTCGGCTTGTAATCGTCCATCTTTTCTTCCTCTCTTTCTTTGCGCGCAAAAGAAAAGCGAAAGCGCCCTGTGTTTGACGCTTTCGCTCTTTATCGGTTTCCCCTTATTTGATTTCGGGAATGTCGTCCAGATTCACGTCGTCCAAATCGTCCGGCTCAGCCTTCTTCGCTTTGGCCGCCTTCTTCGCCGCAATTCCGCTTGCAATCTTCCTCGCCGTCGGCTTCACCACGCGCTCCCAGAGCACCGCTCCAAGAACCATCGCGCCGCCGAGGGCCAGTCCGGTCTTCACGTTCCTGCCGCCCGAAACCGCAGCGTCCATCGCTTCCTCAGTCGCCTCGCTCGTCATGATTTCGTTGACGTTCATGTCTTCCATCGTTCATTTCTCCTTTCAAATTCGAGGGTTGTTCCTTCATAAGATCCGTTGTAAATTTCGCGGGGGCGAATATGCCCTATACAAGCATCCAATTCACGCTTCAAAAATAGTCGTATTCCGGCGCCACGCTGTAGCTCATCACCAGGCAGGGCGTTCTCCCGTTGGCCAGCTGCGAAGAGAAGCGCAGCTCGATCAGCCCCTTGTTCACGTTCCAGCCCAGCTCGTCGCCGATTTCGACGGTCGGCAGGTCGATTTCCATGTAGAATTCGTTCAGCGAAATATACGGCTCGTTCATCGTCGTCATCTGCCGGTTCAGCTTGTTTTCCGCGCGCCGCAGCGTTTCAATGTCCGAGTAGAAATATCGCCCGAACATCGCGTCGTAGCAGAGCGTCTGTCCGTTCCCTTCGGCCAGCAGAATCTCCCGCTCCGGCGGGTTCTTTTTCACCCGGTCGTGGTCGATCGCTTCCAGCATGCCCGCATCTTTTCGCTCGCCCATCGTTTCAATCACCTTCGCGCGGTAGTCCCGCAGGCTCGTTTCCGCCAGCGTATAGGCCGTGGAGAGGGCCGCGCTGCGCCGTCCGTTCATGGCGCTTGCGCCAATCAGGCAGGCAATCGACGCGCCGCCCGTCACCGCTGCGGGAATATAGCACCGCCCAGCGGCCTGAACCGTCTCCGCGCAGGTCAGTTTTCGTTCGCGCTGCGCGCGCTTTTTCTTGTCGATGCGGCGCATGGCTTCCGGCGTTGCCCGCACGGCGAGAATCGTCGTTGTGATCATGCCGGCAATACCCGTCCCCGTCAAAATTCCCGGGGTGTGGCGTTTGAGCGAGAGCCGCAGTTTTTCAGCGGCGCTCTTCCAGTCCGTCTTTTTCATCTTCTTCATCCTTTCGCTTCAGATAGCGCAGAATATCGCCAATTTCGTTCTCCATCTCCGCCGCGAACTGGTGTGTGAGGAACGCATCCTCGTCCGATTCCGCCAGCACGTCGTCCAGCTCGGAGTACAGGGCGTATACCGTCTCCAGCGGCGGCCGCTCCCTCCGCCGTATCCGGCGGATCAGCTCCCGCACGGCAAAATTGCGATAGACGCATCGCCGCAGCAGCGCGTCCCGCCAGGCCATGGTGAAATATTGCGGGTTGTAATCGCAGCATTCCCGGCCGTATCGCCGCAGCAGATATTCGGCGCGTTCGTTTGTCATGCCCGCCTCAAGCCTCCTTTTTCTCGCCTAAAAAGAAAAAGAGCCCATGCGCGGGCTCCGTTTCCCTTATTTCGTTTCCTTCATTTCGGCCAACGCCATGCGAACTTTTTCTTCAATTTTCGCGTCCGTCTTCCTGTCCTCAACAAAGCTGCTCAGCAAACTCAGCGCAACCCCGCCGATTGTGGCAACAAGACCCAGCGCTTTGATTCCATCCGCTTTCTTCATCGCATCTCGCCTCCTTTCATAATACCGGTTGCTTTTTTCGCGGTCTATTCGTCCACGCCCTCGCTGAGCGAATGCGGCGGGAAGGGCGTGTCGATGGCGCATACGGTCAGCCCGTCGTCCGTCGTGTAGTGCCGGTGTACAAAGTCGATCCAGCTGTAGCCGTAAAGCGATTCCCCGATGTATTGATCCCAGCCGATGTTTTCGCCGTCCTCAACCGGCTCGAGCCGCAGGAACGTCAGCAGCTCGTTCAGCGTCACGTTTCCGCGCAGCACGAAGTTGCGGTTGATGCAGTATTCCGCCGCCATGATTTCTTCCATCGTCCGCTCGAAAAATATCGGCTTTTCCGCGCAGCTCAGGTAAAACGTCTGCGTTTCGTCCCAGGGCGGGTTATCGTCTTCCCGGTCCGCCCGCTCCCGCTCGTCCGCCTCCGCAATCGCGCCGTCCAGCTCGCTCCCGCCAAGCATTGCCGCCTTCTCGCGATAAGTCTGAAACGCCGCTTCCAACGCCGCGTACGCGCTCGTCAGCGCCGCCTGCTGCCTGCGGTTGAGCGCGTTCGCGCCCAAAATGCAGCCGATCGTCCCCGCGCCCATGGCGATGGCGGGCAGATACGCCGGCACCGCCGGAAGAACCGTTTCCCGCCAGGTTGGCCGCTCATCCCGCGCAAGCGCTTCCTGCCGCGCCAGCCAGATCGCGTCCTCCGCCTTCGGCACGGCTTTCGCCGCGAGAACGGCCGTCGCCGCAACGCCTATCGCGCCTACGGCGCTCAAAAGCGCCGCCGTGTTTTCCTTAATCCATTTCGTCAGCGTCATCCTTCTCCTCCTCGCCCGCCGCCGTAATCACGCGGGCAATCTGCGCGTTTCTTATCATTCGCCGGCACATCGGGCAGGGCTCGGGCGCTTCCAGCCGCTTCCCGTTTTCGTAGCCCGCCAGATACAGCGTCGCGCCCCGCATGTCCGCCCGGTTTCCGCTGAGCATCGCGTTCGCCTCCGCATGCACCGCCTGACACAGCTCGTAGCGCTCCCCGTGCGGGATGCCCAGCCGCGCCCGCGCGCATTCGCCTGTGTCGCAGCAGTTTGCAAGCCCGCGCGCCGCGCCGTTATAGCCCGTGGCCACAATCGCGTCCTCCGCCACGATGATCGCGCCGTACTGCCTGCGCAGGCAGGTGCTTCTGCGGGCGACGGCCGCGGCAATTTCCAGGTAATATTTCGTTTTATCCGGCCGCGGGGTCTGGGTCATGCAAAGCTCGCCTCCTTTCGCTTTACGTTAATGTGCAGCTCGTCCCCCTCCACAAGCGCCTCGATCTTGTGGCCTTCCGGGTTGCGCACAAGTCGGCCCAGCATCGTCCTTTTCCCGGCGAAAAGCTTCGCCATCTGCACGGCTCTCCCCAGCCGGCTTTTTTTTCCGTCCGCGATTTTTGTCGGCTCCTGCGGCGGCGCAAGCTGCGGGTCGTCTTCCTTTTCCTTGGCGGACGCCCTGTTTTCCGCCTGCAGCTGCTGGTAGCGCAGCTCCGTTTTCGTCATCTCGCAGCCCGCCTCGTAGGCGACATGGGCCACGACGTAAAGCGCGATCAGCCCAATCGCACCGCCGACCACCGTTTCCGCAAATTTCCGGATCATCTTTTTTTCTCCTTTCGTTTCGCGCGCAAAAATAGAAAGCGCAAGAGGCTTTGTTCACCTCCTCGCCTCTTTCGCTTTGAAATTTAATGGATTCGCTCTTCAATTCGATCGAAAAGTCCGTTAATCGCCTTAATCACCAGTTTCCCCGCCCTGACGCATCCCACTGCCGCGCAGATGCTCAGAAACGCAAAGAAAATTGTGCTTAATAATTCCATAACCTCTATCCTCCTGAAAAATGATTTGTTCTTCCATCGTTTTCATAATACGGCTTGCATTTTTCGCGGAGGTGGAAAAAGAAAAGAGCCCGCATCCTGTCCATCGAAAAACTGACGTTTTTCGACGGTGGAGACCCGCCTTCTAAAACGCTGCGGCGTTTCCGGGCGAAGGCGGGGCGGGGAAAGCATTTTCAACCGCAAACGCAGGCGTTTGCTCCTTTGAAAATGCCCGTTTTCACCGCGCATGTCGCTGAAAACGATTTGAATTCGAGAGGGCTGCGACCCTCTCGAGCTCTCCTACAGATTTTTCAGCAAGTTGAAAGAGCCTTTGTTCAGGCTCCCTCTTTCGAAAAACGTCCGGTTTTAATCCATTCCCAGTCTGTCTCACGAATCTCCTTCCCGATTTCTGCAATCTTGTTCTCTTCCTCCTCAGACCACTTTGTTAATAACAGCACCAGAATCACGCAGATCTGCAGCGGCAAAGTAACCAAACTGGTCAGCACCCACACAAGAATTCTAAAGATTATCACTCCGTCACCTCCGTTAAAATTCGTTCGTTTTCCATAATACGGTTTGCATTTTTCGCGCTCAGATTTCTTTCCGGTCGAACACCGTCTCCCAGCGTTCCCTTGCCAGCGGCTTCATCTTCAGCGCCCACATCATCTGGCGCACCGTTATCGTCGGGTAGATTCCGTCCTTCTCCGGCCGCGCCCGTTCGGCAAACAGCCGCCTGAACCCGGCGTGCAGGTAAATCGCATCCGTCAGCCAGGGATCGATTTCGCCCCACCAGGTGGTTTTCCGTTCCGCGTCGAATCTCTGCTGGATCACGGCCAGCCCCCGCTCGCCGATTTTGTACAGCGTGCAGCGGCTGTAAACCGGATGATCGCAAATATAAATCCTGCCATACTGGCAGGGATAGAATTCCGGCCTTGTAAAATGATAACGCATATGCTGCCTCCCGCAAAAAGGAAGAGGGCTTGCGCGCCCCGTTCCTTTTCTCAAAACCTTATTTGAGAAGGATTCCTTCGCGACTGACCATGTCCGCGAATTCGAGGTGTTTCGCAAAATCGTTCGTCTGAATCGTTTCCCGGAAGTCCGTGTACAATCCCGGTCGGTTGTCAACCGCGTAGACCCTGAAATGGACGGCGCTCCTGTCCGTCATCCAGTCGGCCAGCCGCAGCATGTTCTGCACCGTAATCGCTTCGCCTTCCAGAAACTTACAATCCACGATCTTGAACAGCCTGTCGAACGCATATAGATACACGCGCCTCGTCATTTCGTTTTCATCCTTTCATGTATTGGTTTTCCATAACAGCGCTTGGAAAAACCGCGCCGCCCGCTCTAGCCAAAAAGAAGGAGCCCATGCGTTTTGCACAGACCCCCTCTTTTCGAGTTTTCCGCTTATTTTTTGAACATTCGCAGATGATTCGACAGCCATTGTCCCGTTCTGGATGTGAACGTTCCCGTCTCTTCAAACTTCAGCCCCTTCGCCATCCAGAAGCTTGAAACCGTGACAGGCACAACAATCGCGGCTCCATCCAGCACAATCTTGATGATGCGGTCTTTCCTGCTTTCCTTCAACTGCTCTTCCTTCAGGCGCATCTCGGTCTTTTTCAAGTCCAGTTCCTCGAAACGCATAAAAGATTCGTCTTCGGTCTGCTTCACGCTCATCCGCTGCTTGTGGAGTTCCGTCAGTTTCTGCAGCTGCCATCTGGCCTCCTCGCTTCCCGTTACGGCCTGAGACACCGCCTGAAGCGTCGTCTCGTATTCCCGATCCAGCATCGCCCCAATGTCGTCCATCTTTTCTTCTCCTTTCAAATTTTTTACAGATTTTCTCATAAAAGTCGATGTTATTTACGCGGGATAAAATCTTCGATCCGCACATGAAGCGCCACGGTTTTCCGCCCGTAAATCTTCTTCATTCCGTCCGGATCCAATTCAAGGAAAAGATAGGGCGCCTCGTTCGGATCCGACTGATCCAGCCGGAGATTGCCGATATACCCTTTCCTCTTTCCTATTCTCGCGGCGGCAAAGCCGCACAGCGCGCCCACAAGCAGCCCAATCGCTGCAGCAATCCACTGTTCCATCTTTTCATCCTCCTCATATTGTTAAAATATCACACTTCTCCGTCACCCGCGTCATGATAATTCCGATAAAAAGAAAAATGGAGCCTGTGAGAAGGCTCCGTTTCGGACCGTCAGAACCCTCAAAGGGAGAGCTCGAGAGGGCCGCTGTCCTCTCGAATTCAAATCGTTTTCAGCGGCATGTACGGTGAAAACGCGCATTTTCAAAGGAAGGGAGGCCGGCATGGCCGACTAGGCGGTGAGGACAGTGCGAAGCACTCCGCAATCGCCGTACCCGACGAACGCCGTAAGGCGTTTGGCGGGCGACAGGAGCAAACGCCTGCGTTTGCGGTTGAAAATGCTTTCCCCGCCTCACTTTCGCCTCGTTCGCCCCCGCCCTCTCCTTCGTCGGCGCGGGGGTACGCCCTTTGCGGAGCGTTTCACGCTGTCCTCAAGGGCTAGTCGTCGCTTCGCTCCTCCCTCCAACGCCGCAGCGTTTTAGAAAGTGGGTCTCCCCCGTCGAAAAACGATAGTTTTTTGACGGCTAAGTTTCGCTATTTGCGTCTTTTATCCAGCAGCCAGAAGAACCGCCGGTATATCGTATACCAGACCTCCCTGCAGCAGGGCGGACAGACCGCCGCATAGGACAGCCCCTCCGTAACCGCCCGGACAAGGCAGGGCGCCAGGTCTTCCGCGGATTTTTTCGCGCATTCCTCAATCATATCCATACGGTCCTGAAAGTAAATCCGCGCCTCCGCGCAAAGAGCGGTGGGGTTTGAAGCGCTCTTCGTGTCCGTGCGAATCTGTGCGTTCGATAAATTCGCCGGGAATCCCCGCAGGCGGGCGCGCGCCTTCTTCCATTCCGAATACTGCATGCAGAAGTGCTTCAATTCATAGTATCGATGCCTGGAAATATGATATTCGTTTTTAAGGGACGTTTCCGGCCGGATCACGGTTCCCATGTTTTTTCTCCTTTATCTTAAAAAATCTGTCATTGCTTCTCTCTGTGTGAAGGCGGGCTCCGAGCCCTTGAGCGCACATTAACCCCACCGCTTTCTAATCTAAGTTAAACGCGCTAACTTAGTTTAGGGAGCTATCTGAAAAATCCCCTGAGACTCCATCACGGCGGCTTTTCCGCCATTTCCGCGTCGGGC